ATTTGCATGACGACCTCCGATGAAGTCCAATTCATTAAGTAAGTGTTCAAAACCTACAAATGTTTGTGGTGGAAATAAAGTTTTAGTCATAGTTTTCTCCTATTATTATAGCAAGTTAAAATGGATACCCGACCTATTCGGCATATCCGACTGTATTTATACAAATTGGTACACTTTTATGCACATTAATTTACATTAATATTACACTTTTATGCACTAAAAATATATTGAGGGATCCGGATCTCCTTCGACTCCGAAAGAGAATGTTACCCTACTATCGTGGGGGATGATCTGGTGATGCGTCCCACGAGGCAACCATACATAGTCGCCTGGATGAAACCAAAATGGTTCATCGTTATTATGACCTTCCACTCGCATTTCTATAGATGCAAGGACTTGTACTAAAAACACGTCCATAGCATCTTTATGCCAAGGGTAAGAGTCAGAATTCTGTCCAACACCTGTGAAGGCAATGTTGGTAATTTTGTTTCCATGCAGGGAAAATACATCCTGCATTTCTTGCTCGACACTACGAGCAAAGTCTGGTGCGGATGGTCTACTATGAAAGTTGTTTAGACCTATACGCATCTTCTTAGAATTAGTATCAGTTAATTTATCGGGATGTGTATCTATTAAACTTATGTGTTTATTCCAATCATACACTTCACTTATATCAACCGGAAGTTTACCAAAGAAAGGTTTCTTCTCTGCTATCTCATCTTCTCTATCATCAAATATATTAAACATATTACTGGATCCAACAAACAGGATATACACACCAATATGGATTAAAGACTCCTAACATCCATGCAAGAAGAATCCATAGAGGAATCTTTGCCCAGAGTTTATCCTTTGACCATTCTCTAAATCTAATAGCATAAGGTGCTAACTTATCAAATAACCACTGTGTCATTTGTTACCTATATTATACTTGGGACACAACTCCCAATTCTCTTTATCTTTAAAACCAATAATCTTAATCATTCGCATTGGTGCACAGTCTTGACAGACTTCTTTATTCTGTATTTCGACTAGTCCCCAGTCTTGAAGTAAAGTAGCAATTGTATTTCTACGTTCTACGTCACCTTGCTCCAGATTAGATTTTTTACCGTCAAGCATAAACAATTCTTTGAAGTGTACTATGAAGTACCGACCTTGTTTATGAAGAATATGACAGGACTGGTATAGTTTATTATCACGTCTGGATGATATACCTATACGAGTTAGAGTTTCTTTTACTTTGAGGAAGTCGTCTGGTTCTGCTAAAGTTACTTCTAGCATTAGTCCAGAGTTCCATTCTACGACATTATTTTCTTCCACCTTTATCCACCTTATTAATTATTATGTTAAGTTGATCAGTGGAGAGTAACGGAAGTATTTGACGTGCTTTTGCATCGCTGTAACCATAATACTCTTTCACCTTATCAATATTATTTTCCAATTCAGATTTAATCCATTTAGAGAAACGTTTACGTTTCCTTATTATATTTATAAGAAATTGATATTGTAACTTACTATCTAGGTGGTGATACTTATTCATCTCATTTGCGATTGCAACAGTATCGGGGAAATAAGAAAGAGTACGATTAACCACGAATGGCACGTACTGCTTCTCAGTGTCTGGATCTTCCATTAGATCTTTCTTAGTCATATTAATAGAATTAAGAAAATCGAATGGTGATAATTTTTTCACAGTTGACATAATGTAACACCAGATTTTTGTAGAAATACGATACCATCATCGCATCTCAAATGTTTAGTTTTATAATATACTTTACTTATACCACTCTGATAGATTAGTTTAGCACAATCTAAACAGGGTGCTGTAGTAGTATATATGGTAGCATTATAACACGATTCTGAGGACATTGCAACCTTTGTGATTGCATTAGATTCCGCATGAATCACTGTATCATATGTTACCAGATCATTTTTCTTCTCATCGAAATGTTCGCACTTGTTGTCCCATCCTGCGGGTTGTCCATTGTAACCAATAGAAATAATTCTATGATCTTTTACAATGACGCAACCAACCTTGAGTCTTTTGGCATGAGAAAGATTGGCATAGTTCATTGCCGTTCTCATGTGTGCGAAGTCCCACTTGGTAGGTTTATTCCTCTTTAATGAAAATACCATCTACCATCTTTCCTTTTCGATCTTT